CAAGCGATCGGCAACATTCTGGAACCGAAAGCTGGTTCTGACCTCGACGCCGACCGTTAAGGGCGGTTCGCGCATCGAAATGGCGTTTGAGGCGTCGGATCAGCGCCGATATTGGGTGCCGTGCCCGCATTGCGGCGAGCACCAGGTGCTGCGGTGGTCATCTGTGCGCTGGCCGCCGAACGAACCAGAACGCGCGGCCATTCATTGCGTTGCGTGCGGCTGCGAATGGTCGGATGTCGAGCGCTGGCACGCTATCCGGCGCGGAGAATGGCGCGCCGGGGTGCCGACGAACGGTGTCGCGGGCTTCCATTTGTCGGAATTGTATTCGCCCTGGTCGCGCATCGGCGACATCGCGCGGGCGTTCATCGAGGCAAAGAAAAGCCCCGAGACGCTCAAGGCCTGGACCAACACAAGCCTCGGCGAGACCTGGGAAGATGCCGGCGAACGGCTGGACGACACCGGCCTGATGGAGCGCCGCGAGGAATGGTCGGACGCGCCGGCTGATGTCCTGGTGCTGACAGCCGGCGTGGACGTCCAAGACAACCGCCTCGAGGTCGAGATCGTCGGCTGGGGGCGTGACGAGGAAAGCTGGTCGCTAGGGTGGCATGTCATCCACGGCGATCCGTCCGCGCCCGCGCTTTGGGCAGATCTGGACCGCATGCTGACGACGCCGCTGCGGCGCGAGGACGGCGCGGAACTGAGCATTGCGGCTGCTGCGGTGGACAGCGGCGGGCATCACACCCAGGCTGTGTACGCCTACTGCCGCGACCGCTACCGGCGGCGCGTTTATGCGATCAAGGGAATGGCGGGCGCAGGGCGTCCGGTGTGGCCGAAAAAGGCATCGAAGAACAACAGCGGCAAGGTCAATCTGTTCCTGGTCGGCGTCGATGCGGCGAAAGAAGCGGTCTACGCGCGGCTCAAGATCACGCGGCCAGGCGCGGGGTTCTGCCATTTCCCGGCGGACCGCGAGGCCGACTACTTCGCGCAGCTGACCGCCGAAACGATCTCGACCCGCTACACCAAGGGCTTCCCGGTCCGCGTCTGGACCAAACGGCCAGGCGCGCGCAACGAGGCGCTGGACTGCCGCGTCTACGCCTACGCGGCGCTGCAAGCGCTGGCAGTGAACTGGTCGCGGCTGGCCTCGGCTAGCGCGACATTCAAGCGCGCCGCGCCTCCTGCTGTGGAGGCGGCGCGCATCGAGCAACCGGCGGCGCAACCTGCGCCGCCAACGCCACCAAGACCCGCGCCGCGACCGGCCTTTGTGCGACCGATGCGCGGCGGCTGGATGGGCGGCGGATGGAGAGGCTGATCTATGGCTGACAACGTCAACATAACCCCAGGCAGCGGCGCGACGGTCGCTGCTGATGACGTCGGGGGCGCTCTCTACCAGCGCATCAAAGTCGCGCACGGCGCAGACGGCAGCGCGACGGATACGAGCGAGGCTGCGCCGCTGCCGACGCAGGACACAGGCCTTTGGTGGATGCTGAGCCGCATCTATCAGATGCTGGCCTCTCCGCGCGGCTACGACAAGTCGCTCCAGCGGCAGCGCGGAACGGTCCTTGTCGAAAGCGGCACGGTCACAACGGTCACAACGGTCACAACTTGCTCAACGGTGACTTCTGTCAGCAACCTCGCCGCATTCGGCAACGAACAGCCGCAGATCATGGCCCGCGCGATGGCTCGCGCTTCCTGGCGCGCCAACGTGCGCGCGTGCATTTCCTGAGGTCTCCAGATGGCGAACAACTTCAAAAAAGTCATCGACCGTCTGGAGTGGGTGCAGACCGCGCCCTCGCCAAACGCGCACGCCGCCGGGACGCTCATGTGCTACGACATGCGGAGCGACGTCTCGCGTCATCCGTTCGTGCAGAACCTCATCAGCACGACCGTGTTGAACCGCTACAACATCGTCACGAAGTCCTGGCAGCTCTCGATCAACCCCGGCGCGGCGGCTGTCGCGGCAGGCGCGGCGATGTGCTTCGCCCCGTCTTTTTCTGCTGTCGGTACTATTGCTGCGGGCGCGACGACGACCAGCTTCACGCTCTCAACAGCGTTGCCGACCTCAGTCGGCCTCAACATGCTGGCGAACCGTGGCGGTTCTGGAGATTACGGATTCAAGATCCGCATCACCGACACCACGGCGGGCAAAGTCGAGGAACGCTTCATCGTCGGAAACACCGCTGGCACCACGCCGACGATCACCGTCGATAACGCTTTCACGTTCACTCCCGCGACCGGCGCGCGATACGAGCTTCTATCTGGTCGCGTCATTATGTTGTCGAGTGGCGCGCTCGCGGCGGCGTCGTGGCGTAATTACGAGGTCGCCACGAATACGCTTTCGAATCTCTCAACCACCAACCTCGTAGCCACCGTCGCCACGGATAGCGCGCTGCTGGTCATGGACGAGCAGTACACGCCATACAACAACGAGCCCGGCGAGGGCATGATCAAGGGCGGGTTCACCTACGACACGAACGTCGTATCGAGGAAGGCGCTGACTGCCACCGCGACGGGCGCGTCTTCGCTGACTGGACAGGCGGCAGACGGCGACGCTGTCGTTCTCGCAAACGAGTATCGCAATTTCCAGGTCCGCATCGTTCAAGACACCGGCACGCCCGCTGCGGTCGGCCAGCGTCGCATCATCGCTTCACACACGGCTGGAGCGTCGCCGGTCTACACGCTTGGCACCGCGTGGACGACGCAGCCCAGCAGCACGGCGAAATACGTCATCGAGCAGCCCAACCTGATCGTGCTGCGGACCAGCGGCAACACGACGACGTACACCTACAACTACACCGACGCGACCATCAACAACGGCACCAACAGCATCGCTGCGAATGCGTGGTCCACAACGTATTTCGCTGCGGGGCCTGCTGCGAATGCGGCGGGCTGCTTGTGGATGCCGTCGTTCGGGATTCAGCCCGATCCCGCGCGCAACGCGAGGCACAGCTTCAACTTCTTTTTCCGTGGCGGTGCAGTGACGATTGATGCTCTCGACATCGCCAACACCATCACAGGGGCTTGGTCGAGCGCTATCACATACGACGGCGCGCAGAACGCAACAGGCGTCGGCACGAGTGGTGCTTATTCTCCATTCAACGGCGAAGGGCGTTTCACCTACCTCAACATCTACGTCGCAAACCAGGTCAATCAGATCTACCGCTTCGATAGCAAGAACCGCGTGCTATCACCGTACACGCCGACCGACTTCCTCCAGGCGGGCACCGCCACGATCGGTAGTCGCATGGCGGCATTCGCGGCGATTGACGGTACCGACAAGTACGACGTGGTCCTGCTACAATCCCACCTCTCGACGGTCACTCAAGAGCTTCTGGTGCTGGTCTGATGTCCATCTCCGATCTGATCCGCCTCGCGCAGAACCGCCTCGCCACCCTCAACTCCGCGCGAGCGACCGCTGACCGGGACGGCGACGCTGATCGTGTCGCCGCGCTCGACACCGAGATCGCAGAGACCGAGGCCACGCTGGCGGCGCTGCGGGGGATCTGATGGAAACGCTCGCGGAACGCCTCGCTCGTTCAGATGTAGCCTCACTGCCCGACTGGGCGGCTGCGGCGATGCTAAACCAGCCAGATCCGACGCACCCGGCGGTGGTTGAGTGGCGTCAGACGCAGATCGGCATTGGCTCCGTCCTCGACGCGCTCGGCCCCGAGGCCGGGGCGGCGCTGCTGGACGCGCTGACGACGCTGGCGATCTCGCAGCCGGTCATCCGGTGGGGTCTGCGGCTGATCGAAAACGGGCACTTTGACCTGTCCCGCCCCTCTGCGCGCGACCAACTCGCGCGGCTCGTCGTGGCGGGCGTGGTGCAGCAGGACGAGGCGGATGCCCTCTTGGCGCTGTCTCGCGTCGAGCGGCGTCCATCGTGGGCCGAGGCGCACGGTGTCGCTGTTGATGCGCGGGTGGTCGGCCTAGCGCGTGGAGGTCGGTGATGGCAGTCGCGAAATGGGCCACGCCCAGCACCCGCAGCAGCAACATCCTCTCGACCGTCGCGAACTCGTTGGCGAACGGATCGGAAAGCTCCACCGTCACCTACGACAACAGCAGTAACAAAGACCTGTACGCGCTGCTGACGCTCAAGCTCGGCAGCATCACGCCATCGACTGGCGGGTCTGTCAGCATCCGCGTCACGATCAACGACGGCACCGACACAAGCGACAAGGTCGGCGGCGATGTCTACGTCGTGCCGCTGTCGAGCGGTGCGTCTGCCAAGGTCAATGTCGTGCAGGTCAGGCTCCCGCCGTTCTCGCTGCGTCTGTCGGTGGTCAACAATGCGGGCGTGACGCTGGCGTCGAGCAGCAACGAGTTGTACGTCCGCCCCTGGAACGAAGAAGTGGTCTAATGCCGCGCGGGCTCTCGGACTACGATAGCGCGCGGATACAGGGGCGGCTGTGGACGCCGGAGGTGTTGCGTCCTGATGCTTGGTTCGACGCCTCGGACATAAGCACAATTTCGGTTTCGGCAACTGGCATATCAGAGTGGCGCGACACGTCTGGAAACGCGCGCCATATGTCGCGCGCAGATACAACGTGGCGGCCAATCTTTGAGGCAGAAAAGAAGAATGGTCTTTCTTTTGTAAACTTTGCCACTGGCACGCCAAGCCCTAACGACCAGCTTTACAGGCTGCAAATGGCGTCAAGC